CCTAGGCTCCGGTGAGCCAGCAATTGTGACCTCCGCCACTATCTTGGCGTCAGCTTCTTCTATACCACTACCTAAACTAAGCATCACGGCATCTTCCACGTAGATCATACGAGTGTTGACGAAGGCAATTTTAAAAGTGCCTTTCAACATTTCCATGTCCGTTTCACGCGGATCCACAAAATGTTTGGAGATATTCTTATGCAACGGTAAATCAGGATGCAGCACGTCAACCAGGCACCCATCATTCATCTGCTCATTAAAATTTTTAACGAAATGAATATGTTCCTCCATTATAGAATAAGTCTTATCACCTTTCTGCAAGCGGAAGACAGCCCCATCAGGATAAACCCAATCAACTGCCGTTTCAAAGTAATGCCATAGGAAAATTGCCCGTTTCCTCTCAACGAAAAGAATTGTACCAGCAAACTTACCAGATGGCGTGATCACCGAATAGGTGTTCTTTTGAACAACAGGAACAACGTTGTCCATCCAGTGCCTACTTTCTTGGTTTTGGCCATTGGTGGAAGACTTTGACCACCTAGCCTTAGCTCTAGTGGCTCTCCGAGCATTTATGTACTTATCAGTTCTAGAACTAGAGTCCTGGTTAAAAGCGGAATTTAAGAGAGATCCACCCGGCATGTTGAATAGGAAAACAGAGGCAGCTATTAGACCTGCTAGCGATGCCACCAAGTGAGTCCCATACCTCCTTAACCAGAACCAAGCGTCTCTAGCAACAGAGCGAAGCTTGTTTGTCACATCGTTATAGTACGAAATTAGGTTATCGCGAGTGGTTTCCCAGCTCTCAGTCAACTTTATTTTTACGAGGCGCGCTGCAGTCTTAGCCGCTTCCAGCAAAGTGACTTCTCCCCTGTTGTATTTCCTATACAACTCTAACACTGAAGACATAAAAGCCCTCATCACTGCGTAATTGGAGGCCACGAAAGTGCGGCCCGCGCGAGTGGCATAATCTATCATACTCCACTCATTCACATACCAGTCGGCAACCACTCTATTGGACAAGCCAAAGACGTGACTCATGCCTATCTTAGCCATGAAACTGGCCAACAAACTGGCCAAACTATAAGGTCTACCACGCTCTGTAACATCGAGCGCGACTGCCGCAGCATCATCTTGAGCTCCATTTATGCCAGTATATTTACCGGAAATAAAAGGCTCCAGCATAGGAATCCTGTAGCCAAACATTTGGTACTTGCCAAAAGAGACCATCAGGCCCAACATGGTTTCCAATTCTTGATACAAGCCGTGTCCTTTGTAATTGCTCATAAGGTTTGATAAAATAGAAACGCCCCAAGTCAAATACTTCGTTTGACTAGTAAAGTCAGCCTCCGTAATAAGATTAACGGAGATCCTGTTACTAGCGCCGTCACGCACTTGTGGTTTATTGAACGTGACCAGCCTGCCCTCGATTTGCCAACCTAAACACTGCAGAAATGCTCGTTTTTGCGTGGTTATGTCGCGATCGACTATACACTTATACAAGCCGGAAAGGTCATTGATTGGAAAGCCCATCAAATCTACATACTCACTGTCGGCTTGAGGTCGATTTGGCAAGACCAAGCTTGCGTCTAAATCGGACTCTGTTGGACTTGCCGCCCGGCTTAAGTCTAAATCGGACTCTGTTGGACTTGCCGCCCGGCTTAAGTCTTCAGGAACTTTCTGTTTCTGTTTTCTATCAAACGGCTCGAGGTCAAAGCCCAAGTCTTCGAAGAATTTCCTTTGTTCAAATATGAAGGTTATCAACTCCTCGTGATCAGGCATCCGCCCGTGACTTTCTTTGAAAATCCCGGAAGCCTCTGATACCAAATTAGCTTGAGGATTTACCAGTAGGTCATCAACTATGCCACTCGTTGTGCGCAAGTTGACTCTATGGAGATTCTCGCGCATTTCTTTGATACCAACGATCAAAGCTAACAACATCTTGAGGTTCATATCCACACCAGTTGCCTCATATGTAATATCAGTGTGTGTCTTTCTCATCAAGGTGAACCTCCAACGATCCGGATCAACGGGCTCGCCGGCTCGATGGTTAGCTACGTTGCCAATAGTTTCCACTTGTATCACCAAGTGAAGACGTCTTGCTAAGGCCCCATTGCAAATAAGAACATTGGACGCCATATTGGCGGCGTTCGTTGTCAGTAATGAGTACTTATGATTATAGTACATCTTCCCTTTCATCTCCGCGTTAGCCATAGGCAGTGGCTTAGCTGAAGAGTCTATCTCATCAATAAAACCCACTTGCAAACTATCCTCAGCTGAAGTCTCCTTGGTAATTGGAAACTCATTATGGATCATAATAAGTGTTTGTGGGTTGTAACCCTCATACCACTTCTCAGTTCCTTTCTGATGGATAAATTGTCTGGGCGTCCTTTCATACTGATCTAGTAAGGTTGGATGACCGCGCAATTCGTAACGCGCCAACGCATCAGCAAGTAAGCCTACTGCAGTTGTCTTGCCATGACCTGGATCGCCCTTGAATAACACACTAAGAGGCTCAACCCTGTCTTTAGGTTCAGTAATTCTCATAGCATCCAGTTTAGATAACATGCCTTGTAGAGCATAAACATGCTTTGACAACAGGTTACCTAGAGTTTTCTGTCCGGCTTCTTCAAAACTGCTCGCCAAATTCACTCCATTCAAGACGTGTTGTTGTAAGTCAGCGAAGCCTTTTTCAGACACGTCGAGCGTGAAAGATTTGTCCTTAGTGAGAAACTCATTAGTCCTCATCATCCAACGATGATATTGATCATCTAAGGCAGCCGCGAATTCGAATTCAAGGCCAAAGTAAGCTGCGCACGATTGCATAATTGTAGCGAAAAAGTTTGTAATAGAAGTAATCAAGGCTTCAGCTCCTTTAGAAACACTAGGAATGGCTTTAAGAGCTGATATTACCTCAGGCTTCTTTTTGATGTCTACTCCCAAGCCACAGTAAACTGAGGCGAGCAATGTTATAACATCACTGGTCATCTGATTTTTGAATGGGGTTTCATAAGGATGGGTGTTGTCAGGGCCATAATGGTCAATGCCCATGTCCCGTTCAAAAACTAAATGATCTTGTACTTTTGCAAAGTCGAACTCCTCATTATCTGTGGTAGTCACAAATCGGTCCTTGTTCTCATCCACAAATCCTCTATCAGACCAATAATCTTCAAGACATTGCATGATGCGGGCCCAAGCGCCTGACACTGCCAAGCCCAGCACGAACGTGCCTACTAGTCCAGCTACCACTATGATAGTCTTCGCTATTGCTTGTGGAATCCACGGTTTAAGTATCACAACTAAGACGCAGAACACAAGAGGGAACGACACATACGCAAACTTAACTGCGAACTTAAACAATCTTTTCATGGCTTCAGCCACCTTGGCCATTGCACTAGATATGTTAGATATAGTGCTAAACACAGGAGACAACAATTGTTCAAGTCTTTCAAAGAAAGGCAAGGCCTGTTGGACGGCTTCTGTTGTTTGACGAATGCTTTCTGAGTTTTGTTTAACAGAACTCGACAGCTCATCAACTATAGCATCAACCTTATTGACCACTACCTTTGAAGTTTCTACTGTTTCTTTTACGCCGTTAACTATTTCAGGGGTCTTGGCTAGGGCGTCGTTCAAATTCGAAACGGTCGTCCTAAGACCAGCCATCATTTGATTACGGCTAGGCCCAGAATCTGAAGAATCCATTCCTAAGAACTGGCCTATCCTCGCTTGATGCTTCATAGCGCCATATTCCCGAACAGGGATGCCCAATCCCAAATCAAATGGGCCATTAAGCTCCCATTCTCGGAATTTTACAGCATGCTCATTAGACGCTAATGTGAATTCACACTCATCTCTATGTACATTCTTAGAGGATATAGCGTATCTTATCCAGTTATACAATGACATAGAGTGGCAGCGATAAATCAGATTTGAAGTCAACATTACGACGCGTTCGCTTCTAGTGTAACCAGCCTCCAGAGAAAATTCAAGCTGGCCATACCAAAAGAAAACTTTTAGTCTTTGCAAAGTTTTAAAGAACTGATCATATGTAACGGGCCTATCTAAGGACAGAGTCGAACAAACGGGCTCTGTGCTCAGTATAGCCTTAATGCCCGCCATTTGACACAGCGTCGCATACACGTGCGTCGATTTAAAGTCACGAGCAATTCGGGCACTATCAGGCAAACTATCCACAGTGTCTATACTGAACTTAGACAAACCTTCTAAGAACGCAGAACGACAGAAGGCATCTGACTGTGGCACATCCCAATTCCTGAGTTCCCCTCGGAACTCACTAAACCACTTACTCTCAAAATCGCCTCGATTACAGAAATCTACGACTGTTTGCACTAAAACTCTAGTGATAGCAGAATTCATTTCAGTAGATGGATTCATTGTGAAGTAATGGTTTTGTAACGGGCCGAGCGCTACGATTGCGGCAGGTAAGATTATAAAGCGGAAAAGCGAAATAAAACTCGGTGCACGTATAGACTTATAAGCGTTGCGCCCTTGTTCCCATTGCCTATGGGGGGGTGGGTGGCGACCCTAGAGGTACGAGGGTGGCCCCCTGTGTCAAAGCTCTATCAACTGACAAAGAACAATTAGAAGGCGGACATGTATCGTACCAAGTTTCTTTATGGCCGTTTTACACAATCCGTTGTCTCCAGATATTAATTGCTAGTTGGAAACTATAGACGAGGGGCCGTAAGTTTCACGACGGGGAAACCACACCAAGGAAGACGATTGCCGGCGTCTAACCTAGTGAAAATACCGTTTTCGTCGGCGTTATATCCGCCGCCCACAGTTTCTATAGTTATTACAATAGATGATCAGCTTTTGCAAACAAAATACGTGTGTTGGCTCGACCTAACTACTATCATGAATACTATGAACTCCGATGGAAAGGTTAGTGGGGCGTAACTCTCCAATAATCTCCCAGCGGGTGTGTGGGGACACCACACATCCACCGTCCTATGGGAATCTGAATAGACATGAAGATTTACGCTCGATACGTGCGTATTGCAC